AAGCCGACGCGGATCGGGCCGTTGCGGGTCGGCTGGCCCGTGATGCGGGATCGAATTGCCTCGAGCCGGGCGATCTCTCCATCGATATCGGCCAGCGTGGCAAACTGCTTCTCGACCGAGCCGCTGGTATATTGCGTGCGCGTAACGGTGCCACCGGTCAGGCGTGCCATCTTGGCGGACCGCAGGTTATCGATCGCCGCATCGATATCGGCGACAGTCATGTCGGTCATGGATCGTTCCTAACGGTTGAGGTCGGCGAGGGCGGCGAGCCCGTCGTCTTCCCATTTACGGCGCAACTGCGCGGCCGGCGTTGTCTGCGCCTCTTCTTCTTCGGCGGCTTGGGCTGCCGGCACGGCTACCGCAACCGCGCTGCTCGACGGACCGAACATGTCGGCCTGCGTCTCTCGGGTAAGTTCGGTGAGCTGGGCAGCGCGATCGGCCCATTGCGCGTCGCTCCATGCCCAGAGATTGGCGTAATGGGTGAGCGCATAGGCATAGACCAGGCAGTCCAGCCAGTGATTGGCGCCGTGTCGCACAGGCATGCGGCGCTGCTCGCCATTGTCGTCCACCGTCTCGATGTGTTCAGCGACGAGTTGGCGGAAATACTCTTCCTCGGCGTCACCGGGGAAATGCTGGTACCCGGTCGGGAGGCCAACCTCGCCTTCCTTCTGCAGACGCCCGAGATAGACCATGAAAGCGGCCTTGATACCCCAGGTGCCGACCAGCCAGACCTTCAGGCCGTGCCGGCGCGCCTTGCCTGCGGAGAGACCATGCTTCCTGACCTCGGGAGTATCCGCCTTGGCGATCGGCAGTTTGCTCCAGCCGTCCACACCCTTGAGCGCTAGGGCGTTGTGGCGTCGCTTAACCCAGTCGTAAACCGCATCGGCATTATAGCCGCTGTCGACGCCGATCAGGTCGGCGCCGATCCGCGTGCCGCCGAAATTCACGCCGCGATCGGCGATCATGTCGAGCTTCGGCCATGCGCCCTCGAAGGCGACATCAGTGGTCCCGGCCAGAAAGCCGTGGTCGAGGTGCCAGGTCCGCTTGCCGGGACCCCATCCGACATATGACCAGTAAAGCCCGTCACCCTGCACATCGACGGTGAGCGTGACGTAGAGCACGCCGGCCGGCATGGTGCCGCGCGCCCAGTCCGGCTCGCGACGTGCTGCCAGCGTCTCCCATTGCGGCCCCTCGTGCTTCGGCTCGTAGGCGCGGCCGAGGCGGCCGTTCTCGAAGGGCTGGCGCTTTTCCGGATCGTCGCCGGCATCCTTGTCGCGGGCCGCCAGATTGTCCCAACGCTCGAAGGCGTTGATAACGCCGGTAATCGCATAGCCCTTGACGGAGCGGCCGGTGACGCGGTGCTGCCACTCGTCGCCGTCCGCCTTCGGAATCGTCTTGGGCGGCATGACACCGTCGGCGTCCGGCGCGGTCGGTATCCAGCGCGCGCCGGAAGCCGTGGCGATCATCCCCGCCTTGTCGCCCTCATAATGCGCCGTGCCGCAGCTCGGGCAGATCAGGTGGCACCGGAAGGGCGCGTCCTCGGCCTTGACCACGTCTTCCCAGTCGAAATCGGTCAGGTCGCCGCAATTCTTGCAGGCTAGATAATAGCGGCGCTTGTCGCTTTTCTCGTAGTCGGCATCGATATCGGCGCCCTTGAGCTTCGGCGAGGAGACATCGAGGACCTTGGCTAGACCGAAGAACTGGAACGTCTTGAGACGCTCGTCGCTGAGGTCCTTCGGATCACCCTCGCCATCGGCGTTGTCCGTCCACGCCGAGCGGTCGTCGCGCACCATGAAGCGGATCGAGTGCTGGCGCAGGGTCGCTGCCGAGTTGGCGCCGGCCAACAGCAGGAAGCCGCCGCGAAAGCGCACGCGCTTCGAGTTCGTACCTTCCCCCGACCGCGAACGCTGCGGTGCGACGACGCCCCCCTTCAACGGCGAAAGGACAGCGGTGGCATTGATCGTCGGCGAAAGCTTTTCCTGGTACCAGTCCTTCGCCGCCTGGACGGTGGGCCCTACATACATCGCCGGACCCGGCGTCCGGTGCATGATGTAGCCCAGCCAGTTTTCGGCGACGGCCGAGCCGCCGGACTGGGCTGGCTTGATGATGACGATCTGCTCGGTCGGGTCATCCGGCGCGAGATCGTCCATCGGTTCGATAAGGTACGGCGCGCGGCTGTTGCGCCATGGACCCGGAACGGCGCCGACTTCGGGCACGATGCGGAAGGTCTCGGCCCAATCGGAGACGCGATCCTGTGGATCGGGCCTGAGACCTGCGCCGGCGGCGGTGAAAACGACACGGCCGTTGCGCCGGATGACTGCGTCGCTGTCCCAATCAAGCGTCGTCGAGTTCGTCGTCATCATCACCGAGGTGATCGAGTTCGGCCGCCAGTTGCTCGAGGAGGTGGCGCATTTCGTCCGCGAGGATCATCCGGATCGCGCGGGCATCGGTCGCAACCGTCAGCTTGTCGGCGACGGTTGCCGGGAAGGCGAGGAGGCGATCGCGCACCTTACGGAACGCCGTCATCGTCCGCCGCTCGACATCCTCCTTGTCGGCGAGCCGGCCGAGGCGTTCCGAGAGGTCGAGGCGGGCATTTTCCGCCTGGTAGGCTTCGCGTTCGGCGCGCGATCTGTGATAACTCGGCGTGCCGCCGTCAGAGGGCGCCGCGGGCGATGGCGCATCCTGATCGCCATAGATGTCGAGATCGTCATCGTCAGGTACCGGCGCCGGCTGAGGCTCGCGGCGGTTCCGAAGATCCTGCGCCGGGTCGCTTTCCTCGGCGATCGCGCGGTCGAGCGCCACGATGTTGACCAGCACCGTGCCGCGCGGCCCCTTGCGCGTCGAGAGGCGCCCGGCCGCGACCAGCTTCGACACCCGCTTGCTGATCGCCTGCTTGCTCACCGAATGGCGGCGCGCGGCATCAGAGATCGGCAGCCAGAGCCGTTCGTCCGTCAACTGCGTGTCAACCGGAGCGCTCACGACCGTCAACCCTGTCAACCCTGTGAAAAATGGCCGAAACTGAAAAGCTAATGCGCTTTGACGTTCCGCATACGCAGCGGCCTCGGGAAGGACCCGCCACGGCTTCCGACGCTTGGGATTGTCGGACCAATCGCGCGATCAGGCCTTCGGAGCTATCCAAGGCCCGACTTCCTGCAAGCTTGCGACAGGTCGGCGCGCCACCTTGCAGCCAATCGCGCCAGCTGGCATCGCGAACTACATCTGTGTCCCGCGCTTTTCGTCAGATGCCGTCCAAAGATCGGCAGGCCCACCAACGAAAAGCGCGCCACCTTGCGGAAGCGCGCTGCGACAAAGACATGAACCACCCTTCGCGGCGCTCGTTATGGTCGGCGCCCGGGTCACCTCCGCTGGTCCGCATTCGCGGCAAAGCGCGAAACACTCCAGTCGGATCGAGGTGTGGTCCTAAGGCGACCGTTACGCCGCTTTGCCCAAAACCTCAAGAGGCATTCGGAACGTCGTCAACCGATTGAACAGCGGCACGTCGAAATAGGCCGTGCCGCCCTCTATCGCCTTGACCGTCACAATCCAGCCGGCCAGCGAGCCATCGAGCACCTCGACCCGATCGCCGACGGCGAACTCGCGCCCGGTGCGCATGAAGCGCTGAGCCTGGTCGACCGTCCATGTCGACGTGCCAAGCAGCTTGACGAACTCGATCAGCTGCGCCCGCGCGATCGTCTCATAGCCATTGGCGTCGCTCACGACGGTATGGACGAAGCTATAGCGCCTGAGATCGTCGAAGCCCGACATCCCGAGCGGATCGAAACCGAGGATGACGTAGCGCGCCATCAGCGTGAACTCACGCTCGCGCTTCGTATGGGTGTGCCGGTTCGGCCGGCGCCAGCAGCGCACGACAGGAACGATCGCCTCGTGATGGCGCGACCGCATCAGGTCCGCTACCAGCGTTTCGCGGCCGCTCGGCACCTGCACGAGATACCATGTGCGCTCGATGATAACCCGCAGGTCTGGCAATTCCGGCTGCTCGAACCGCCGTCGTTGCACCTTACCGCTGCTGCGCCCAGCCGGCACCACGACCGGCAAAACCGGCCGGACCTCTTCTTTCACCATCGGCTTCGCCTCTCTACGACCTTTGCGAGGTTCAGCGAGGGTTGGTTGATACAACCCTCGACAATAGAAAGCGCAGTCAGGCCAAGCGCTT